AACTGGATAGCAGTACAAGTTGCAGTAATGAGACACAAATTCTTTGTAACTAATATGCAACCAGAGGTTTACAAAGCATATATGAACTCATGGTGTGATGCGTTGCAAGGATACAGCAAAGAAGAAATAACAAAAGCGATAGCACAGTATATCATTGACAGCCCAAGAACCACACCAAACGAAGGACTGATTCGACAGATGATAATTAAAACTAGGCCAAGAGTTAAGGTAGTACCAAAAGAACCAGAGGTTAAGAAAGATATACCTAACCTCGAAGAGCGTAGAAGAATAGCACAAGAAGTAATGCAACAGTACCAAGTTAAGAGGGTTCCATAACCCCCCCTGTTTTGGAACTAAATATACGTTAATAAAGACGATTAATTAACGTATGACAACCCTTGCAACTGCTAATGTTATGTAATAATAATATATAATATGGAGGATATTATGAATAGAAAAGGTTTTATCGGTGGCTCTGATGCAGTTAAGATTATGCGTGGAGAGTGGCTAGAATTATGGAAGATTAAAACAGGTCGCATTGAACCAGACAATTTAGATCATGTGCTACCAGTACAGATTGGCATACTTACAGAGGATTTAAACCTCTCTTGGTTTGAGCGTGAAGAAAATGTATTAATTATTAATCAACAATTACAACTTGAAAAAGATTTAGATGGTGTAAAGATTAAAGGAACAATTGATGGTGAAGTTGTAAGAGCCACAATTAAATCACTAAAAGATACTAGTCGTTACATTATTGAAGCTAAACATACTAATGCTTTTAATAATATGAAGAAAGTATCAGAGTATTATCAAGCACAAATGCAATTGTATATGTGGTTAGCAGAAGCAGATAATTGTTATCTCTCTGTTATCTTTGGTAATCTTAAATGGGATTGGATGATAGTTCCATACGATGAAAGTTATACCGCAACAGTATTAGATATGATCAAAGAGTTCTGGGGATATGTTGCAAGAGATGAAGAGCCAGACATAAACAGAGGAGAAGGACTATGAATAAACACATGGAGTTATGGAATAAGGTAAGCAAGACTGACCCTAAGTATATTAAACCAGTAGGTTTTGGGGCGCGTAAGTTTACAGCTATTGATCCGCAGTATCAGGTAAGAAGTATTACCGAACAGTTCGGAGCAGTAGGTGTGGGTTGGGGTTGGAACTCAACAACAGAATACATTCACTTTAATAATGGTGATGTAGCTGTGGTGTCAGGTGTATCAGTATGGACACACGCAGATGAGAAAAATATATTCGGCCCATTTAATGGTTGTCGTAAATTTTTTGATGCTGGCAAGGGTAGACTTGCAGAAGATGCACCAAAGATGGCTATCACTGATGGCCTTACTAAAGCACTATCACACTTAGGATTTAATGCAGATGTATTCTTAGGTGAGATGGATGGAAACAAATATGCACAAGATCAGAAAGGAAAAGGTAATGACACAGGTTGGTAGACCTCAATCAGAAAATAAAAAAATGACAGCAGTTAATATATCTCTACCGCAAGCAATGCTTGATGCAATACAAGCGCAAGCAGATTCTATTGGAGAATCAAAAGGTATGATAGTCAGAGCGGCTATTAGACAAATGTTTGCAACGCAACAGCTACAACAACAAGGAGTAAATGATGGCTGAATATGATAACACAAACAGAGGTGCAGTGTTCTCACCAAGAGACACAACAAAGATGGTACTTCAAGGTAAGATAAACTTAGAAGGTAATGACAGAGATGTTATTGTTGTGAGTGATACAACACAAGCTGGTCAAAAGATAATGAAACTGTATCAAAAGGTTGGTGCTATGTTTACCAATGATAAAGGTGACAACGAAAACAGACCAGACTTTAGTGGCAACATAGATGATTACGCTACCAATAAAGATATGCGTGTATCAGGTTGGACTAAAGAAAAGGATGGTAAGAAATGGTTGTCTCTTAGTGTTGAAGAGAAACGAGGAGTTGCACCACTACCAAATGTTAATCAACTAGACGATGAGATACCATTCTAATTGTCGTGTGTTAATTAATCGGATTAAATAGACCACAAGCTGTGGGTTTTTAAGTAGCTACTTAATTACCCACACACCAAATGGAGGAAACAATGGAAAAAAAATACCCAGATAGTTTAGTTAAAGAAGCACACTTCTTAGCATTTAGTGGTGAGATACCTAACAAAGATATAGCTAAGTACCTAAGATTAACTAAAAATGAATTAAATTATGTACTCTATACTTTAGAACCAAAAGAAAAACCAAAACCTAAAGAACGTACTATCACTGAAAGTTTCTTAGACTTCTTTACTTTGGAGGAATATAAATGACTTCTTCTCAACAAGTAATTGACAGACTCAAACGAGTAGCTAATATTATACAGCTAGACGCAGTAGAAAAAAATAGAACAGGAGTTAGAAACAGAGGAGATGAGTTACTAGCTTTACTAATTTTATTAGAAGAAAAATTAATAGACGAAGAAGAAAGAGTTTATTTTAAAGAAGAGGAAGATAACAATGAAAGCTGAGCCAATATTTATGACACGCAGAGACAAAGTATTACACGAAGCCAACCAATTAATTAGTCAAGATAGAAACAATCAGTACGGAGATCCACATATTAATATGCTAATGATTGCAAGAGCTTGGTCAGAGGTACTTGATCATACTGTACAAACGTGGCAAGTACCTATTATGTTAGCACAAATGAAACTAGCTAGGATATCAAGCGGTGGGTACAAAGAAGACTCTATCGTAGATGCTATAGGATACCTAGCATTGGCAAGTGAGATCAAAGATAAAAAGGTTTCCGAATTATAAAGATGAGACTTATGTTACAGGGTCGTATGAAAAACTTATCGAGCAGATGGTTGATCATCGAAGCACACTTGGTATATCACAAGAAGAACTTGCAGATAGAATTGGGTGTGCTTCATCACTCATTCATAAGTGGGAGCAACACAAGCGAGTGCCATCAGGCTTCTTGTTTACGTGTTGGTTAGACGCTCTTGGCTGTGAGATCACGATCAACTTCAAAGAAACTAAGGCAAGAGTCAGCAATATGTGAAGCTTGTAATGTTGATTCAGATTTATTTGTAGCAATACTAGCTAACATAGAACCAGTAAGACATTACATTATATGTTTAGACTGCTATCAGAGGGATACATGGCAAACAAAAATAAACTTAAAGGAACTTACCACGAAAACTGGTTCGTCAAATGGCTCACAAAAATTGGCATCGAAGCCAAGAGAGTACCGCTCAGCGGTGCACTCGGAGGAGAATACTCAGGTGACATCCACCTCAACATCAACGGAAGAAAACTGGTGGGAGAAGTAAAGTACAGGGATAAGTCCAGTTTCCCTAGCCCATTCACAGTGCTAACAGGAAGAGACATAGCATTCTACAAAAGAAAAACTGGTAAACCACAGACACTTGTAATACTAAGTGGCGAAGAATTTGAAAAACTAATGGAGAAAGATAATGAAAGCAACAGTACAGAAGTTTAAAATATCAGTCGAACAAGAAATATTATATGGTAAGCTACTAAAAGAATCAGCTATTGCTATGGGTCAGGTAGGTAGGTTGCCAGAGTTTAAAGTTTATCAAGCAACAAACAAATTAAACAATCAGAAAGCACAAGCGTATCAGATAATAAAAAATGCTGGTGTAATAAATGCTTTACAATTAGCAGAGAAAATGAATTTATCTAAACCTGATCACGCTAGAAATATTATTCAGAAATTAATAAGAGATAATAAAGTTGAAAGAGTTAAAAGAATCATAAGAGATTTCTATCCATACTCAGGGTATAAGATAAAACAATGACTGACCTTACAGTAGAAAAATTTTTAAGACGAATGGATAAAGCCAACGTAGCTAACAATGGCTTTCCATACGACAGAGTAATAACAAGCGACAAGTTTTTAGTTAAGTTAGGTCGAGAGGTAGGTGACTTAGTTAACCTAGTTCTTATACTTAATGATGAGCTGGAAAGAATAAGAAAAAATTCTATTGATATTTAAATTCTTCTCTGACTTTAATACACTGGCAGTCTATAAAAAATAAATCACCATCTTTTTTTTCTATAGCATTAGCCATAGAATACACAGCAGTTTTAATGTTAGCTTCACATTTCTCTCTGCTTGACTCAGCAACAGGTGGAACCCAAGCACGACACATCTCACCAGTAGCAAACGTAGCGCAATACACCATAGCCATAATCCACATTATAAACAAACCTTTATACGACTAACTTCACCCTCTTGTTTATGATATGTAATGCCCTGCATCTGTGACCTACTGCTGTAAGCATGGCTAGAAGCATAGGAGTCTTTACCTGTTACAGCTCTAAGTTGCTCAACAAGTACGCCACCTATCTCACGCATCATTGTGTGGTGTAGGTGTCCAGTAAAATAAAATCTATGTTTAGTTCTACCCCATATCTCAGGCCAAGCATCAGCCATATGCAACACAAGCCTATCTGCTTTTGCTTTGTCTCCGTGGTGCGCGGCAATCATGACACTTCCAAACTCATGCACGAAGAAATCAGCAGCGGTTTGTTCCACAGTCACTCTAGTATTATTTTTGTAACGCTCTGCCATTGCAAACATCACAGCCAAATAAGAAGTCTCGTTGTGATTACCACGCAATACCCTGCATATTACTTGCTCATGTTTTTGCAACGCACAATCAATCGCAGATGCCAACGCAGATATTGCACACCTCAGTGCATAAAAAAATCTTTCAGATACATCGAGTGGATGTTTACTTCTAGGAGTTTGTGCGTTGTTATCATCAGCGTGGGTTAAATCACCAACATCTAATATCAAAGCGTACTTAGAATTAGGTGAGCTAGATACACACTTAGCCATACCAGTTTTAATTCTATCTACTGCAATGTCAGAGTTATACTCAGCACCTGTCTCTTCAGCGTGCGCTCTCATGCCTATGTGTGCATCAGCTATAGGGTAGAGTGTAAGTAAGTTGTCCTCAGAAAAGCCTGGGGATTTTATTATTGGGCAAAGAACAATGCCATTTATTATATCTCGTATTGATTCCGCTATATCATTGGTATCAATTTTATCTATTTCATTTCTAAAATATAAACTAACATCATCAGTCTTAATCCAACCAGAATGTACAGCATTTATGTTAGCCATACCTGTTTCAGTCATGGCATACTTAATACCATCATCAGCTTCTTCATATTTTTTTGCTGAATTAATTCTGTGTCTTAGAGCAGAGCGACTAATACCCAAAGCCTTTGCCGCTTTGACTTGACTTCCGTATTTAACAACAGCATCGAGTGCTTCTTGTTGTTTTGATGTCACTTACGTTCCTTACAAATACACTTGTCTACACAAGCACATGTGTCTTTGCATATACATTTACCATTACATTTGCAAGTCATGCTAATTTCCTACCAATGGATTGTTAAGTGCCTTCATAATTTTATTGTCTAAATTAGTTTCAAGTGTATCTATTTTTTCATCAAGCCTATCTACCTTTGCATCAATTCTAATTTCAAATGCACTAATAATATCTCTGATTGTTTTAACATTAGCCGCGCTTGCAGTGTTAACATCCTCAACTGACTTCCTATTGCGCTGCTCTTGTTTATCTAGGTTGTCTGTTTGTTTATCTAACTGTGACTCAACAGAATTTTCTACATCTCTTAACTCAGTAGCTTGTTTATCTAATTGGGATTCTAGCTGTGAGTTAATCAAAGTCATATCTTCTTTCAGCTCCATCTTCAGATCATACACATCTGTTTGTAGTGTAGCTACAATATCTTTAATACCATTAACCTGCTCTCTTACTACTTGGTTCATTAGATCATCAGCTTCTTTTAAATTATTAAACTCAGTAGCTATAACCTCTAACTCATTGTGTACCATAGTAATGTGGTTATCTATGTGGCTAAGATCAGGACTAACAAACTTAGCTATCTTAGATTCCATGTTAAGATAACGTTGGTAAACCTCAAAGCCACCCCACAAACCACCAATCAATGTACCAAGCAGCGGAACAATAAGTAATAACTTTGAGCCACCTACTTTAATTCCCTTGTATTCTACTTCTGCCATGTGACTCTCCTATCGTACTGAGTATCTATTAATCTATCCATTTTAGCATTGCTTCCACCAAACATAACAAAGGAAGCCAAACCATTATCTAAAATCTCTGTGTCTTTAATTGTAGTAGTAGGAAAGAACCCTTGAGTATCCTGTATTACTTGCTGATCATCAAAGAAAGACTTAGTGTTACCTAGAACTTGCATTACTAATAGGGTTTTAATCTGGTTAGTATTATCATACTTACCTTTGTCACCCATCTTAGTTAGAATTTTTTTGGCGGCTGTCTGTTGTTTATCTTTTACAGTGTTACTCTTTTCCACTTTAGCGTCCTGCTTAGAATCTTGGTCTTCGCTCTTTGCTTCTTCCTGATTTTTTTCTGGTTCTTTGTTAGGTTCTGGCTCTTCTTGTTTAGTTTCTTTTTGTACATTCTCTACCGATTCCTCTGGCTCTGGTTCAGATTCTGGTTGCGGCTCAGCTTTTGGTTTAGGTTCTAGCTTAACCTCTGCAACCTCCACCTCTTCTACTTCCATAGAGACTTCAACAACTTCTATCTCTACCTCTGCTTCTACAGTGTCAAAGCTTTCTACTTCTGGTACATCAAATTCTTCTATGCTTACATCTATTTCAAGCTCAACACTTTCATAGTTAACCTCTACATCTGGTAAGTCTATAGGTATTATTTCTATCTCACCTTCTGGTGTGACAGTAATGTCATTGTTATCTAGTATGTTTTCTATTACCTCAATGACTGTATCATCTATTGTAACATCAAGAGCTACAAACAATTCCATTGTAGTTACATGGTAATCAATAATAGTTTGGATAGCATTGTAGATAACATTAATACTTACGTTATCAAACAGCGCGTAATTCATTGATACACCTAGATTTCTACCACCAATCTCAACAGTCATAGAAGTCAAGCCACCTGAGAAATCAAACCCACCAGTATATGTTTGAAACCCTGACTCAACACCACTAGCTGAGAGTATATCAGTACCAGAGAAAGCAACACCATCTTCATTGTTACCTGTAATGTGTATGTAAACACTATCTTCTTTATCGTTCTTATCTACATCTATAGAGTAAGTAGTTCTACCTCCCTTAGTTACAGGATTAGTAAGACTACTAGGAGGAGTAATGGTTTGGACATAAGTAGTACCAACATTTTTGACACCTTGTTTTGTTGTGAATGACCCTGTTCCGTTTATACCAGCACA